CTGCTCGTTCATCCGCGCAACGGCGTCATCGACCTGCGGCGGCGGCGGGGCGGGCGGCTGCGGCTTCGGTCCACTGCCACCAAACAACGTTGCCATGGGGCTAACCTCCAAACCTAACCTCGCCCGTGCCGAGCGCGGTGACGGACCTGAAATCGCCGTTCCACGACGGCCTGCGGTTCGGCGTTCGACCGAAGCGCCTGCCCATCATGCCGTAGCGGCTCGCCGAGATCAAGTCGTCGTTCAACTTGACGATCAGGCCGTCCTTGCGATGGTACAGGGAGAACTCGTTGAACCACATCGGGCAGGTGTCGAACACCTTCCACCGGCCCTCGTTCATGCGGGTCAGCATCTCCATGATGCCCGCCTCGACCGCGATCGAGCCGTCATCAAATGTTACATGGGTCGGATGCACGATCAGCCCGGCGTTCTTGTACTGCTTCGCCATGGCGATACCGCCGTCGATGCCCGAGCGCTCGCCGTCATGCGGCCACATCCACGGCAACCACTGGCCCCATTGGCGCAGAACCGTGCCGTGCTCGGCCGGCGTTTTCTTGGTCTGGCGGTATTCCCGAATCACGTAGATCGTATCGGTGTCGCGGTCCCATGCCATCTCGACGGCGGCGGTCGGATGGTCCCACCCGAAGTCCAGCGCCCCGAGCCGCGACCAGTGATCAGGAATGCGGATCGGTGACACCTTGATCATCTCCTCGGGCACCGGAAAGACGCGGCCCGAGCCAAGGACCGGGATGCCCTTGGTGCGGGCCTCGCGGGTCGCGTCGTCATAGGACGCGATGATCTTCGCCTTGTGCTCGGCGGTGTAGTGATCCACGTCGTCGATCGTCATCTGCACGACGATGCGGTCGTTTCCGGGCGTCTGGAAGAACTTCATCACGACCTGGGACATGCCCTTGAGCGGCGTGAACGTGATGTAAATCATGCCCTGCGTGGCGTTGGTGCGGGTGATCGCTTCCTCGTACACGTCGTATGGCGGCTCTTCGTCCATCCACACGCCGTCCACGGTGTCGGCCTGCCACTTCGACCGACCCTGATCGAACGACTTGAAGCGCACGACGGACTGTCCGCCCTGCACGTGGTTCACAACCACGGCGTCGATCGCGTCCTTGACGCCGGGGCGGCGCTTGGGTTTCTGCGCGATCATGTCGCGCGGGATCAGCCCCGTGCCCCATTGTTCCTCGATCGACGGCGGCCCCATCAGCAGGCGCTGCATACCGTCTCGGGTCAGTTCGCCGCTTTCCGATCCGGCGAGCCACGAGGTTGGGCGGGACCAGCGCCTGCCGTTCCACCACGGCGGGTACATCCCGGTCAGGTGCATGGCGAGTTCCGCGGCGCCGGAATACGTCTTGCCAAGCTGATTGCCCGCCGCGAACAGCCGTTCGCGATACGCGGCGCCGTGCTGATGGAACAGCTTCTGCTTGGCGTAGGGCTGGTAATCTTCCAGTTTCTTGAGCTTGGCCGCCTCGTGCTTCTGCGCCTCAAGCCGGCGCAGGGCATCGCGGATCTGCTCGTCAGTGAGTTTGGTCAGGTCCATGGCTGAGATGATCCGCCACCAACTTGGCGTACCCGGCAATGTCGATCCAGTGATCGGCGTGGCTCGGGTCGCCGTTGAGAATGCGCGCAATCTTCACGAAGATCATCGTCAGCGCAAGGGCGGACGTTTCCGGCAGTGGCTGGCCAGAGGATTGCCATGCCGCGAGCAGCGTGGCGTAAGTGTCCGCCACGGCCGCATAGTCGCCGTGAGTTTTCCCCCGCTCGCCGATCAGGTCGTCCAGTTCACCAGCCATCGGCGCTGAACCCCTGAACCTGAACCCGTGAAACCTCGGTTGCGTCGAGATCGACCTGCAGCGTAATCGGCAGCGAGCGCGAGCGCTTGGTGATGCCGACCTTGGTGATCTCGTTCACCGTGACGAGCAGCCCGTTCCACGCTTTCGCAAACCGGCGCTTGTGCTCGGGCACCCCGTCGAGAAGCTGCGGCAGCAGGCCGTTCGACATCGTGTATCCGCCCATCCACTGCACCATACCGGGCGGCAGCGTCTCGACCGTGCGGTACTCGTCGTTCGCTGCGGCCAGTTCCTCGATCGCCGCGCCGAGCTTCTGCTTCAGCGATTTCTCAAGGATCAGAGGCAGCATGGCGCGCGCCAGATCGGGCAGCGACTGCCACGCCTGCGCCTTCACCAGATCGCGGGCCTTGCGCGCGTCGGCGGAGAACGTCTGCTCGCGCACTTCCTCGCGCGACAACCCCTTGGCCGTATCGACCAGTTTGCCCGCATTCGCCGCGCGGATCGCCTCAAGACGTTCACTCATTTCGTTTTTCCTGTTTTGGTGGCGACGGAAAGTGGGTCGGGTGAGCGGGGCGCATTGCGCCACGAGCGCGCATGACTGGCGCTCGCCAGCAGCAGGATGAGGGAGCCAATCGCAGCAACCGCCAACCAGAAGCTACCACCCATCGTCGTAATCCTCCGCGTTGACATCAACAACCCCGCGCAGTCCCGTGACTGCCCGGCTGTCGTCCGGCGCCACGAGGCCGGGTTTCCGGTCCTCCGTGATATTCGCCGCGTCGTGCAGCACCATCGCCCGTGTCACGAACGCATCCGCCGGCTCCGCAAATTCTACGTCCTGCGGGTTGACCGTGATGATCTTCATCTCCTGCTCGCGACGCCGAAGCTCATCCCCGAGCGCCTCGATGATCAAATCAAGTTGCTTGCTGTCCGGCGCGTGCTGCACCGGCTCAACCCCGGCCGGCAGATAGGTTGACCGCGCCAGATCGCGCACCAGCTTCAGATACTGCCCCGGCTGCCGATCGGCCAAACGCTCGAGCGTATCCGTCAGCCGCTCCGACGTGGATACCTTGCGCACGGCGGATACCAGCCGAAACGCCGTGTCCGCCTGGACCTGCTTCACTTCCATCTGCCGGATGGCAACCTTGGGCAGCTCGGGCAGCCCGGCCTCGATGCGCGCGAGCATATGGACCTCGCCGCAAATCTGGTCATTCAGGATGTTCGATTTCTTGTCCGCCCCAAGGTTCCAGCGCGGATGATCCGGGTAGAACCGGCAGATCGCCACAACGCCGTCCTTCTGGCGGAACCACTCTCGCGTATCCGGCTGGATATGCGCCTCCCCGTGCCGGATCGCCGCGGGCGGATACGACCATATCCGGCTGTTCTCGTCGGGCAGTTCGCCCGGCGGTAGCGGCGCCGGCAATCTCGGGCGGCCCATGATGCCGTGTGCGGTTTTGTGGGGCGGGTCCTTGCGCATGTCAGGTCGGTTTCCCTGTTTCCGTCAGTAGCTTTCGCGCCACCGCCAGCTTTTCATCGAGCCATTCCAGTTTCTCGCGGCAGTTAAAACCGAGGCCCCACGCCCCGATGGTGCCGTTTTTATCAAAAGTAATGGCCGCAACAAGCTCCTCGGGGTCGGCCGCGAGAATGCGTCGGCACGCTGCCCCGCTTGACCCAAGTGCCGTAACAATCGTGGAGCCTCCTGTTTCCATCGGGGCCAGTGGTTGCGCGCTCGCGTCCGGCAACTTCGCCCGCCACTCCCCGTTCACTCCGTCGGCCACAGACCCGCAACTCACACACTCAAGCTGTCCGTCCGCCCGAGCGAAGTAGCTTGTACATCCGCACCCACACCGCCAAACCGCGTCCGGGCCAGGTTCGCTCCCTTTTGGGCTCCGGTGATCGTCAAGTTGAATAACGTCCGACATCGGTCCTCTCCTTGCGCAAGGATGCCAGTCACTTCGATTTCGCGGCCATCGCGCGGCAGAAAGCGGCGCAAAGGGCAAGGGCGGGTCCTTGCGCATGTCGGTATGTCTGCCATTGGTTCTGATGGGTTGTCAAGTTGCTATAGCAGCTTTTTGCCGACTTGGGGAGGGGGTGCAGAGTTGTCACGTTGGCGTTACGGCGGTTCGACGATCCGGAAAAACGTGGATCAGGACTCGCGCGGCGGTGTGGCGGCGCGGTGGGGGACCCGCCCCGGCCTGGTCAGCATCGCGCCAGCACGCGCGTCTCGCATGGCGCGCGCATGTGCGTGCGCGTGACGCTGCGGTTCCTCGGCGGGGAACCGCATTGCGGCGCTAAGCTGTTAATATTGCTGCGATATCGTCATGCCGATATCGGGAAAGCCCAACAAAAAGCCCAACAAAAAGCCCAACAAAAAGCCCAACAATCGGGCAAGCTGGGGCGGATCAGCGGAATGCGATGCGCAATAAAATTGCGCGAGCCGGTGCTTTCGTGATGTTTTATTTTAAGATACGGTTGTTTGGCGCAACTTTATGTTATTATTGAAATATTGTTGCGCAGTCTGGCTGATCGAGACCGGCGGATCAGGTAAGCGCCCGTAGCACCTTATCCTCAACCTGAGCATAACCAACGCGCACGGCTTTTCCTCTGCAATTCACTGCAACACCGCCGCGCTTATTCTCAATTCGAGCATAACCCCCGTTGTCACGCTGACACACCGAACCGGCGACACAACCAATCTATCCGATTACAGGGCGGAAGATATAGCACCACATAGGCCACACGGGGCCTCTATGTGTCGCCTTATCCCGCCCCCAATCCACCACAACACGAGACGGGCAGAGCGCGCCGTGTTCCGGCGCTCTGCCTCTTTATGATGAGCGACTTGACGTCTTACTAATTTGCGTAGTTTATTGTTTACGCCTATAGCAAACGAAAGGGGCTAAAAATGGCCGAACGGATCGTCGATCCCCTCGATTACATGACGTTAGTGGACGGTATTGTTACATGGGTTTCCGAGGCGCAAGCGGCGGCACTTCCGCGCGCTTCCCGCTTCTCAAAGCCGAAACGTGTGCCGTTCGGCGAACCCGCAGGTCACGGGCAACCCGTTCACGGCCGAGGCCGAATGGTAAAATGCGGATGGCGGTTTTACCTGACCGGCGATATCGCCGCAGCGATCCGTGACGGGTATGCGTGGCCCTGGGACACGGATAGCACGGGATGGGCGGATAACCGCGAGCGCATCCGCCCGGACCGCATTCACGCGGCAATCCGTCTCGATGGCTCGCGCCTGGTATGGGCGCGCGACGTGCGCGACGGCACATATAGAGCAGGATCACCTATAACCGGCGCGCCGGTATGGCGCGGCCGCGAAGAGCGCGTCGTTCAATGCGACGGTGTAAAATTTCTGTATGCGGATATGGTCGCCTATCTCCGTGACGGAAAATTTCCATTCGATGCCGGCGACGGATGGGATTGACACGAATGTTACAACCCGCTATATACGCAACACCGACACACAAACACGGGGATACACCGATGCCAGTCATTTATGAAACGGAAAAATACACTTTTGCGACGCATCGCGGCGGTGGAGCTTCCATCACTCGCAAGCGCGATAACACGTCTGTTTTCTTCCAGCCCGGCGACGACGCGGCGGAAGCAATCGAGAATGTGGAGGGCGTCTATTCTCAGCTCGCGCCCATCTATTTCAATTCGTGGTGCGACGAATATCGCGAGCTGTTCGACAATCACGCGGCCGCAAAGGCCGCCGACCAATGAACCGCCTCACCATTCTCTCGGTCATCGCCGTGATCCTGGTCACGTTTGCGATGTTGAACCGCAATTACGCCCGAGCACTCGAACAGTGCGAGCGTTACCATTCCCGCGCAACCTGCATCCACGCGATGCGCTAACCAGAAGGAACTGAGATAATGTTTACCGGCCTTTTCTCCAATCGCCCGAGTGGCAAAGTTCACAACGGCGATACGATCAAATGTACGGTTGACGGCGTGACCTACACGGCGACGATCCACTGCGACGATTATGCAGGGAAACCAGAAGATAACGACGAAGGTTTCTGGCCTTCTCTCGACCGTTCCGCTCCTGGCTGGATCGGCGATAACCCGCGCAAATCCTATGCGCAGCAGATGGCCGATTGCGAAGCCGTTATGGCCATGCACCGCGCAGGGGAGATGATCTATTGCGCCGTTGCCGTGACCGCTGAAAAAGGCGGTTTCCAGCTTCTGGATGATTACGAATGCGCTTTGTGGGGCGTTGATGCGAATTGGCCTCACGGGGATAATTCGTATCTTGTCACCGTGGCGAACGAGATCCTCCCGGAAGCCCAAAGCGCGGCGGCCGTCGCAATCAAGAAGAAAATCACTTCTGCACAAGACACACTAGCCGTTCTGACGGCCTGAAGCGGCCATCCTCACAACCGACACGCAAGGACAACCGACAATGCCCGACATTTACGCCCAGCACAAAGCCGCCTTCCCGAACGTCTCGGCCTATGTCATCGCCCGCAATGGCGCTCGCGTGGCAACGATCGCCTTCAAGTATCCGCGCGACGGCGCTGGCCGCCTGTATGCTTATGTGCATTGGATCGGCGTTCCGATGGTGCGCGGCTTCGCGGGCGGGGGCGGATACGACAAGCATTCTGCGGCCGTTGCTGATGTGGTGCGCAAAGGCCGGCTTGCCGAGAAAGTCAAAGCGCGCGCCAAAGAATGCCGCATCGCCGAAACGGATGGGCGCCCGTGGCACGACTTCGTTGATGAGTTTGTTACGGCCTGCCTTGACGACAACGGTTTCCATTGGGGCCGGCGCTTAGAGAAAACCGGTTTCACCGTTTGGCAAGCCGTGTGACGCTGCTTCGTGAACCGCCCAGGTGAGGCGGTTCACCGGGAAGCGCCATGCTTCAACGCAACCAGGCAACCAAGGGTGAAAACGATGGGCGACCTGCGTTTCTTCGCAGACATGATGCACGAGGCTTTGCGCATAGAGCGTGAACTGAACGCGGCACGGCTTGAAGCTGCCGCGGTGCGGGAACGCGCCGCGACTTACGCTAAAGCCTGCCAAGCCGAAAAGCTGGCCGTGCTTCCTTTTCACGGGAACCGGCTCCCGATCGCGTTCGAGCGCGCTAGTGAAGGTTTGTGCGCGGTTCGGATTATTTTCGGTAACGGCGTTGCGGTCTGACCGCCACGCTTCAACGCAACCAGGCAACCAAGGGTGAAAAAGATGGCCCCGCTACACGATCCGCATAACCTGACCGACCCTAAAAGGTGGACGCGAAAACGCATTCCTTTGACCGGCCCATGGAAACCCGCAAGCGGGTATATGACAAAAGCCGGAAAGCCGATGTGGCGTGTCTGGAACGATGACGCGCAGCCACACAAAGCGGAGCTGCTCGACGCGCGAGGATGCCCGAGACTGTTTCGGACATTCGATGCCGCACACAAGGCTGCAGAGGATCAGAACCGGAAGTCCGCGCCTGATCGCCACGCGAACTCTTGACATGACAGCCAGGGGTCGCATAATGGTTTATGCAAACGAGAGGTGAAAACCAATGGACATCAGAGCAGAAATCGAGCGGGCGGCGGCCGAATGGCCGCTTTCGCTGCGCGACGATCCAACCGCGTTCGGATCGTCTGATACGTGGCTTTCAGTCACGGACAAGGCCAACGCGGCGATCCGCGAAAACGCCCGTTCCGCGATCTCGCGCGGGCTCGGCAAGCTCGTCGATGACGTGGCCGTCGCCTGCGAGGTCGAGATCGAGGAAAACGGCGGGCTGGCTGATCTCGATGAGGTCATCGCCCGGTTCGCGCCGGGACTGGAAGTTGAAACCACGCCGATTTACGAGGCGTCGGACTGGACCGCGCGTGTCGCGGCCATCCGGCAGGCGTTCGGCTTGGCCGTCGCGGGCATGCCGATCTCGACCGTTGACGGGAAGCAGCTTCGCGAGTTCGTCGGCAGTGAACCGCGTCTCGCGCACCTGCATGGTGCCGCGCTGCCGCAGAAGCCGAAGCACGAGTTGGAAATCCCGGCTGACCTGGATCGGCGCAAGAAAGATATCTACCAGGACGCGGCCGATAATCTGAAAACTGCCGGCCCGCTTATCGAAGGTAGCGCCCGCGTGATCGGGTTTGCGCCCGAACTGGCCGCCGGTTACGGCGACGACTTCAAGCCGCCGGCATTCGTGGCGAAGGCATTTGAGCAGCCCGAACCCGAGCCGAGCAGCGATGACGGATGGGATGATGAACCGGCACCCGCCACGCCCGCCCCGGCCAAAGCAACCAAGGGTGACGCCCCTGTCAGCCCGGTCGCGTCGATCGCCGCGCATCTTTCGGAGCTTGGCGTGCGTGACGCCGATCTGGCCGAGGCGATTGGCATCAGTCGCCCGTACCTGTCGCTGATGCGCAAAGGTGAACGCACCTGGTCGCCGGCCACGCCCGAGCGCATGGCTGCGCTGCGCGCCATCGCCGAGCACAAGGCCAAGGTGGCGCAGGACGCGATCAGCGAGGCAGGTGCACCATGACGCCCGAGGTTCAGCAATTCGCATGGTTCGCGTTCGTGGCCGTTGTGTCGGCCGTCTGCTGCGGGCTGGCGGTGTGGATGTACATGTCGGACATGCTCGCGGCCGAGCGGCTCACGCGCCGTCAGGCCGAGTTGCGCGCCGAGATGTACAAGCGCCATCGCGACACGCTGCTGCGCGTTGATCGAAACCGCGAGGGTGATTGATGCCGCCGCGCGTTCGCCAGAACCTTGTGTCCGTGCGGCTGCCGCTGCCGCCGAGCGTGAACGCTGCGTTCGCGTCTCGGGGTCACTCGCACCGCACGGCCAAGACCGCCGCTTATCGGTTCTGGTGGCAGCAGGTCTGCGATACACTCGGCGACTTCGACAAGCTGCCGATGTTCCGCAATGGCCGCTACTGCCTATGGATCGACCTGCCGAAGAACATGAAAGGTGACAGCGACAACCGAACCAAGCTGATCTCCGACGTGCTGCGCGCGCCGAGCGTCGCGAACCAAGCCCGCGAGGGGCTGGCAATCGTGGTTGATGACGCCGACATGCGCGACCACATGGTGCATATGTGCGACGGACTTCCGAACGACCAATGTATTGCAACCGTCGTAGCCGAGGCCGACTGGCCGGGCTACGTGATGATGAGGATCGGATGATGACCGAGAAACAGGTGTGGCCCGAAGCGGCATTCCGCGTGAATGTGCGACTGAAGAAGCACAAAACCCAAGGCCAGATGCTTGCCGACTTTAGCGAGGCCGTGGCGGCTTTGCGGGCCAAGGTGGAACACCCGCAGGATAAGCAGTGGCGCGGGATCGTCGCGGCGATTAGTCTCAAGAAGGTTTGTCCGACATGCCAGCGATGAAGGGAAACCGCACCGTCGTTGCGCACGTCAATGGCGAGGAGCGCCGATATTTTTGGACGACCGTGCAGGAGCGCAACGAGGTTGTGCGCGAGTTGCGCGCTGCCGGGTTTCTGCCCAACAAGATCGCGAAGCTGATCGGCGTGTCCCGGCGGCACATTTACCACGGCACGAAGCCGGACACGCGCAACACCTACACGCAGATGAACGTCCGTCTGCGCGAAGATACGTGCGACCTGATTTACCGCTTTGCTGCCCGGCACGGAATGAAGATCTGCGATACAGTGGGCCTGCTCGTGACCAAGGGCGCCGAGGCCGTCAACTTCAAAGTGGATGACCCGAAGTGACCGACCAGCTTGAGCCATACCAGCTTCAGGGCGCGGCGTTTCTCGCGAGCAAGCACCGCGCCTCGATCTTCGACGAGCCGGGGCTCGGCAAGACCGCGCAGGCCATCCGCGCCCGCGAGCTTGTGCGCGCCGGGCGCACGCTGGTCATCTGCCCGGCCGGCGTGCGGCAGGTCTGGCCCTACCAGTTCAAGCTGTGGGGCCGCGACGGTGCGCGGGTGTGCAAGGCCGACAGCGTGTTCGACCTGGATATGTGGCAGCGGGACAAGATCGACGTGCTGGTCGTGTCGTTCGAGCAGGCAACCAACTGGTCGGCGGACCTCGCGGCGGATTTCTTCGACCTGCTGGTGATTGACGAAAGCCACTACCTCAAGAACCCCGAGGCGAAGCGCACCAAGGCGATTATCGGGGCGAACGGGCTCGGCGGCGTGGCCGCAATGGCGAACCATGTGTGGTGCCTGACCGGCACGCCAATCAAGAACGACCCGGCGGATTTATGGGTGCCGATGCGGCTGGCCGGCGCGACGCCGCTCGCGTTCACTGCATTCCAGAAGCGCTACTTCAAGCAGCGGATCGGCACATTTTCGGTGTCCAATACGGTGCGCAAGGAGGCGCTGCCCGAGTTGCAGGCGCTGCTGCGCACGATGTCGATCATGCGGACATTCGACGACGTGGGCGAACAGTTACCGCCGATCCGCATCGACCCGCTGGCAGTGGACGGATCCCGCGAGGAAATCGTGAACTACCTGCGGCAGTATCCAGGGCTCGATCAGCGGATTGTGCAGGCCGTCGAGGCCGAAGGTGCGCTGTCGTTCGACGACAGCACCCATGTCGCCACCTTGCGCGCGCTGATTGCCGAGGCCAAGGCACCCGGCTACGCCCGGCTCATCACGGACGAGATCAAGTCCGGCACGATCGACAAACTGGTCGTGATGGCGCACCACCGCCGCGCGATCCAGCTTGTCGCGGACCATTTGACGCAGGCTGGTATCCGCACCGCCGCGATTGTCGGCGGCACGAGCGAGAAGGCGCGCACAGATGCGGTGCAGAGCTTCCAGCACGAACAGGACGGCGTGCGGGTCCTCGTCGGGAACATCACCGCCGCAGGCACCGGCATCACGTTGACTGCGGCTTGCCGGCTCGACATGCTGGAAAGCTCGTGGACGCCGGCCGATAACATCCAGGCTGTGCGCCGCGTGCGCCGCAAGGGACAGAAGCGCCCCACCTTCGCGCGCTTCGTGATGCTGCAAAACAGCTTCGATCAAACGGTCGCCTCGATCGTAACCCGCAAGGCCAATACGATCGTCTCGATCACCGCGAAGGACAATCTACAGGAGGCGATGGCGTGAGGTCACGATTGAAGAACCGCAGGCCGGGGTTAACGTTTACACTGCCGCACCCCGGCAATATTTCCGTTTTGGTCTACGACGTGATGGTCGGGTTCGACGAGGCCGGCACTCCGAAGGAAGTATTTATCTCGGCTAACAAGCCGACAACTGCCATGGACGTTGCCGCCCGCGACACTGCCACGCTGATCAGCATCGCGCTGCAACACGGCGCAACGATCGCAGAGCTGTCCGCCGCCATGACGCGCGGCGACGAGGGCGAACCGCAGGGTGTGGCAGGTGCTGTGCTCGACGCGGTTCGCGAATTTGAGCAAGGAGGAGCGTAACATGAATGTGAAAGATGGCGGACAGGCGTTTCCAACACACGCAGAATACTCGAAAGTGTGTAGCGACGGGTACACTTGGCACCACGGCACGGTGTCCGGCATGTCCTTGCGCGATTGGTTCGCGGGGCAGGCTGTAGCCGGGCTTATGTCGAACACGGATTTCTTGTCGAGACATAGGTCCGATGACATCGCGAGAGCGGCATTCAAAGTTGCCGATGCGCTATTGGAATTTAGAAAATCGCGTTGACACCAACCCGCCAATCTGCATAATATTTTATGCGTCGATCAACACAGGAGGCAATGGCATGAAACGCCACTGGTCTGAGACATACGGTTGCGCGTGCGGCGCTCGGTTCACGAGTTACGCGGCGGGAGCGCGGCACCGACACAATTATCCGCTGCTGTGTCGCCAGCCGAAAGTGATAAAAACCCCAACTTTAACCCGAGTATGGATCGACGAAGCCGGCGCCATAACGCCGGAAAACTTTGCGCGCATCGGCGCACTCATCAAAGGCGACGGTTGACACCGACCCGCCAGTATGTATAATATTTTATGCGTCGATCAACACAGGAGAAACATCGACATGCAAATCCACATTCAAATCAATCTCGACACGGAAAAGGACGACGTTGCTCGGGTACTGAGTGCCTTGGCCGGGACGCACGGTTTTCCCGCCCCGGCCGCCGTGCCTACGCCGTCGGCCCCGCCCAAGGCCAAGGCCGAGAAGAAGGAAACCCCCGCAGCCCCGGAGCCCGCACCTGCCGCCATTACCGCAGGCGCCCCTTCTGACTACGTGCCGACTGAGGCGGAACTGTCGACGGCGGCGAACAGCGCCATCGACAAGCTCGGTGCCGGCGCGCAGGCCAGGGTGAAGGAATACATTGCGGCCACGTTCCAGAAGGACGACGGCTCGCCCGCCGGTCTGCGCACGGTTCGCGCCGATCAGCGCGCGCGGCTGCTCGCCGACCTGAACGCTTTTGCCGCCGGCAAGAAGGTGATCTGATATGTCAGACGAACGGGAACATCTTCCGTTCGGCGGATCGAACGCGCACCGCTGGTTGCGGTGCGCGGCGTCCGTCAAGCTGTGCGCCGCCGCGCCGCCAAGCCCGCCGAGCGAGCACGCCATGCGCGGCACCCATGCCCATGCCCTGCTGGAACTGGCGCTGCGCGAGCGGCGGGACAGCGTGTTGGAGTTCGAGGGCCAGGCTCTGCTGCCGGGCCACGTCGAATACGACGCCGAGGATGTCGAGGCGGTGCAGAAGGCCGTCGATTTCATCCTGCCGCTGCTGCATGAGCCGGATGCAATCGTGCTGATCGAGCAGAAGTTCAAGCTGCACGAGGATACGGGCGGCACGGCGGATTGCGTGATCTACGACCCGGCATCCGAGACGCTGCGCGTCATCGACTACAAGCACGGCTATAAACTGGTTGACGCGGCGGCGGTGCAGCTTCGGTTTTACGCCTTGTGCGCAACGATCAACTGGCAGCACCCGGTTCGTCGTATCGAGGCAACTGTGATCCAGCCACGCGCGTTCGGTGCCGAGCCGATCCGCACGATGCTCTACGGGCCGGCGGACCTGATGGTGCTCGACGGTGAGATTGACGAGGCAAGGGCGAACGCGCTGGCGGTCGAGCCAGAACCGACGCCGGGTTCGTGGTGCCAGTGGTGCGCGGGCGCGCCGGACTGCCCGGCGCTGCCGCGAACAGCGGTCCGCGCAACCGAGATATGGCCGGTGCACGGCGACAGCGTAACTGTAACGTTACCGCCTGCCGGTTCATGCCGCGATCCGCAGAAACTGGCCGAGACGCTGGCGCTGCTGCCCGTGCTGCAGGCGTTCATCGACGGCATCGAGGACGCCGCCCTGTCGATGGCGATGGGCGGCACGAAGATCCCCGGCATGAAGTTGATCGAGAAGCAGGCTCGCCGGTCGTGGGAGAACGCCGAAGGGGCGAAGAGATGGTTCGCCGAGAACACCATACTCGACGAGGACGAGTACGCGCCGCGCAAGCTGCTGACCGTCGCGCAGGCGGAGAAGCTGATCAAGTCCGACAAGGCCGCCGTGAAATCCATGGCCGCGTTTGTCGAGAAGAAATCTTCGGGATTGAAGCTGGTCCCTGAGACGGCGAAGGGGGAGGCCGTGGACCCCGCCGCTGCAATGACTGCCACGGTCGGAGCGCCTGTCGCGCTGCCGCAACCCTGAAAATCGGAGATCGAAAATGTTGACCGCGATTGACCCGCGCATGAATACGCGCCTGACGCTGGAGCAGATCAACTTCCTGCTGCGCAGCAAACCGATGCGCGTCGCCGAAGGTGGCGGCGTGCTGAGCGGCGCGGTGCGCCTGTCGTACCCGAGCCTTGCGAAGCGAGCCAAGAACCTTCGCGACCCGAACGCCGAAGGCAAGTATCAGGCGGCCGGACTGTTCCCGACCACGAACATCGGCCCGCTTGCCGAGTTGTGCAAGAGCACGGCGCGCGCTGCGTATCCGAGCGTCACCGACCCGTCCATGTTCATGGACAAGTACAGCAAGAACTCGCCGATCAAGGACCAGGCTCTGAAGGTCAACGTCGCCGACGGTGGGCGTGAGCCGATGAAGGGCACCAGCGACGGCTATGTCGTCGGCCTGCCGTTCTTCAACGCCAAGTCCGGTCGGCAGGTCCCGTGCTTCAAGGCGGTTGCCGGGCGGTGGGTGCCGATCCTGCCCGAAGAACTGGAAAAGGAAATGTACGGCGGCGCGTGGGTCGAGGCGAAGCTGGTCTGCTTCAAGTCCACCACGTCGGCCAATCCCGGCGTGGCTCTTGGGTTGCAGGGCCTGTGGAAGCTGGCCGACGACAACTTCCTCGGTGGCGGGGGCGGCGCGTCGGCTGACGAGGGCGGCGAGGCGGTCGCGCTCGGGGTCGAAGACCCGAACCAGATCATGCAGTCCACGGCTGCGGCCGGCGGCAGCGACGGGTGGGGGTAATAACGTGAACCCTTACAGAAAAGGCGTGGAAGACTTGCGCCGAAGGACCGCGGCTGCCGTATGCCCGTTCGACCTTGGAACCAAGGACGCGCAGCAATGGATGCAAGGTGCACTGTGGGCGCGGAAGCAAGAAGTCAAGCAGGTGCACCCCAAGGGATCGGAATGTTCGGATGAAGATTTATCTCGATTTCGAAACGCGCAGTGCATGCGACCTGGTGAAGTGCGGATCCGCGCGTTACGCGCAGGATCCCACGACGGAGGTTCTGTGCGCGGCGTATCTGATCGAGGATGAATGGGGCCACGGTTCCATGACCCTGTGGCGGCGGGGCGACCCGCCGCCACGAAACCTGATCGACGCCGTGGCCGCAGGCGCGACGATCGTGGCACACAACGCCATGTTCGAGCTGATGATCTGGACCTACGTTTGCGAACCGCGCCTTGGGTGGGGCAAGCTGTCTCCGCATCAGATGGACTGCACGATGGCGCGGTCGCACATCATGTCCCTGATGGGATCACTGGACGGCGCGAGCACGCTGCTGCGGGTCAAGGCCCGCAAGAACGCCGAGGGTCACGCGGCGATGGTGCGGCTGTGCAAGCCGCGCAAGCCGAAGAAAGGCGAGCCGACTGATGTGATCCTATGGAACGAAGACCCTGAGGATTTCAGAAAGCTGTACGTTTACTGTCCGGACGACGTGTGGACGACGATCGACCTTGACAAGGAACTGCCGCCGTTCAGCGACGGAGAGCGCGAGGTCTACCATTTTGATCTTGTTGTGAACCTGCGCGGCTTCCGTCTCGATACGGAACTGATGCGCAAGGCCGACGCATTCCTGGACGAGGCGAAGCGCCGCGTCGATGTCGAGTTGTGCGCGCTGACGGACGGCGCTGTGGCGAAGGCCACGCAGCTTGAAAGCATCAAGACGTGGCTGCGCGGGCGCGGCATCCCGGTCGAGAGCATGAGCAAGGGCGATGTCGAGGACATCATCGACCACGCCCGGCTGTTCGAGGACGAACTGGCCGAGCGCGTCGTGACGCTGCGCCGGCTCGGGGCAAAGGCGACCAGTCTGGCGAAGTACGGGGCGGGTCTGCGCTGCGTGAACTTCGACGAGCGGGCGCGCGGCCTGCTGGTTTACCACAAGGCCAGCACCGGCCGGTGGGCCGGGTCGCTGTACCAGCCGCACAACCTTGAGCGCATAGACCCCGACGAAGACGGGCCGCTGATCGAGAACATGCTGCACATCCTGCGGAACGCCGCTTCGCCGGCCGATGCCGTGGACTGGTGCGAACTGCTCGGCTACGTGCCGATGCGCGCGATCGGCAAGTGCACCCGCGCGATGATCGTCGCCGAGGACGGCAAGGAACTGATCGGCTGCGACTACTCGAACGTCGAGGGGCGCGGCTCGGCGTGGCTGGCCGGCGAGACGTGGAAGACCGAGGCGTTCCGCGAATACGACGCGGGGATCGGGCCGGACCTGTACAAGCTGTCATACAGCAAGTCGTTCGGCGAGCCGGTCGAGAGCATCGGCAAGGGGCCGAAGCGCCAGATCGGCAAGGTGCAGGAACTGTTCCTCGGCTACCAGGGTGCGGTCGGCGCGTTCCTGTCCGGCGCTGCGAACTACGGGTTCAAGCCGGACGCCATCGCGCGAGTCGTGATGCCGACCGCCGACCCTGTGATGTGGGAGAAGTCGCGGGTCAAGTTCGAGAACAGCGCGAAGTTCGGGCTGTCCGAAGATGTGTGGACCTCGCTGCGCTACGTCGTGGACGGCTGGCGAGCCGGCCACCCGCGCACGGTTCAGTCGTGGTGGGACGTGCAGGACGCCGTGGTCGAGGCCGTCAGCGAGCCGGGCCAGATGGTCCAGCTACTCGGCGGCAAGGTCAGGATGTACTGCGCACGCAACCGCAAGTTCCTGCACATCTATCTGCCGAGCGGCAGGCCGCTGTCATATTTTTACCCGCGCATCCGCGAGACGAAGGAAGCCGGCCGTATTCGGCGGCAGGTCATCGTCGAGGGAGGGGACAGCCGCTTGAACAAGTGGGGCGATGTGTCGCTCTACGGCGGGCTGATATGGGAGAACATCATCCAGGGTTTGTGCCGCGATCTGCTTGTGTTCGGCATGATGAACTGCGAGCGCGCCGGCTACCCGGTTGTGCTCCATGTCCATGATGAAGGCGTGTTCGAGGTTCTGATCGGCACCGGGGACAAGGCTGAAGTGCAGGAACTCATGGCCGTGCTGCCGTCTTGGGCTGCCGGCTTCCCGTTAACCAGCGCCGCGTGGCGCGACAGGAGGTTTGTGAAATGAACCGCTACTACTACGAGACTACGGAAGATGTGCGCGGGCGATGGTTCGTGTTCGACCGCAAGCGCGGACACCCGGCGGTCGGCGAAACGAAAGCCATCAAGGCTGTCGCCATGTGCTTCAACCGGGACGACGCCGAACGGATTGTCGATGCGCTGAACCTTGCGGTCGAAATCGCTATTGACCGGCAGGCGAAACGCGCATAAACATTTATGCGACAGGAGACAGACGCATGAAAAAGAAGGCTTACGAGGAACTGGTTCGGACGTTCATGAACCTGCCAGGTCAGGACATCAAGCTCGAACAGATCTACCGGATCGTGAGCCGCGAGCCGTCGGACAGCTTGACGCCGACGCAAATGCACAGCCGGTGCAGCCGCGCCATTGGCGAGGCTCGCACAGCGCTGAAGCGTGAGGGCTACGTGCTGGCGCTCGGCGAACTGAAGAACAGCTACCGCGCCGTGAAGCGGGTGCGGTGATGCTACTGGACTACGCCCTGGCGTGGGCCGCGCGCGGCTTCCGCATCTTCCCGATCCAGCCCGGCAGCAAGGTGCCGCCCAAGGGCCTGCTGTGGCGGGCCGAAGCGACCAGTGATCCGGCCAAGATCCGCGCGTGGTGGGCGTTCAACCCGAGCTACAACTACGGCGTGGCGGGCGGTGACGGCTGGCTGATCGTGGATGTGGACGCCGGCAAGAACGGCTTCGCGTCGCTGCTGGACGTGGACCTGCCCGAGACGTTGACCGTCAGGACGCCCGGCGGCGGGATGCACCTGTACTATCGCGGGCCGGATGTGGCGAACAGCGTGGATCGCGTGGCGCCCGGCATCGACATCCGATCGAAGGGCGGCTACGTCGTCGGCCCCGGCTCTGTGTTTGACGACGCCGACGGGGCCAAGGGGTACCGCGGCGCGTACACGCTGGTCGAGGACCGGCAGGCCGCTGCTGCGCCGGCCAGCTTTATCCTGCAATGCGGGGAGCCGAAGCAGCGCGACCGCGCGGCGGCCGTCAGCGTGGACGATCCCGACGACATCGTGTTCGCCATCCACTATCTCGAGAAGGATGCGCCCGCTGCGGTCGAGGGGCGGGGCGGGAACAACACAACCTATGCCGTGGCGGCCCGGCTGATCGAGATCGGCGTGTCGGGCGAGCGCGCGGCCGAACTGATGGCTGAGCACTGGAACCCGCGCTGTTCGCCGCCGTGGGACATCGCCGAGCTTGTGACGATCTGCGGCAATGCGGCGAACTACGCACTGGCCCGGCAGGGGTCCGGTGGCGTGTCATCGCTGAAGGACCAAGCCGGCGAGCCGGTCACGCTGCCAGCCCCGTCGTCGCGCGGGAAGTTCGACAGCGTGTTTCAGAAGCGCAAGCTCACGCCGATCGAGAATATTCCTGCGCGTGAGTGGGTGATGCACAGGCTGCTGCTGCGGCGCGAGACGACCGTGCTGGCCGGCGCGGGCGGCGTCGGCAAGTCGGCGCTGTCGCTGGCGATCGCTGCGCACGGCGCGGTCGGCCGACCGTTCGGGAACTACCATGTGCCCCGCCCGTTCAAGACCGTGATCTACAACCTCGAAGATGACCGGCACGAGATGGAAGCGCGGCTGTACGCGACATGCGCGATCTACGGTCTGGATGTCGCCGAGGTCGAGCGGAACGTTCTGCTGTGGCCGGGTCGCGAGATGCGGTTCCGGCTGATGGACAAGAACCACCAGGTCGTGATGGCCGATGTGCAGGAATTGGCGAGGCTGATCAAAGGCGAGAGCTTCGACGTGCTGACCCTTGACCCGCTGGTGAGCCTGCACCACGAGGAAGAAAACGACAACGTGGCGATGGGCGAAGTCATGGAAGCTGTGAACGGGCTGGCCCGCCTCGCCAACGTGGCGTCGCTGGTGTTGCAGCACACGCCCAAGGGTGTGCGCGCCGCCGGCTCGCAGGACGCAGTGCGCGGTGCGGGCAACATCGTCAACGCGGTTCGGATCACGGCGACCATGTACGCTGCCGACGAGCACGACGCAGCGCTATACGGGTTCGGCGAAGGCTACCGGGCCAAGTACGTTCGCATCGACGACGCCAAGTCGAACAACGCCGCGATCGAGACGAAGCCCCTGTGGCTGGAACGGCAAGGCTTCCCGCTGCCGAATGGCGACAGCAGCTACGCGCTGCGCCCGTTCGACACCACGGCCACGTCGGCAGGCGAGGGGCGCATGATGGCAACCATTCTGGCGAGCTACATGGATCGCCACGGGACGCAGCATCTGCTGACCCACGATGCGGCCAAGGTTCTGACTGACGCCGAGCCGTATTTCCGCGAGCAGGTGCCGGCGAGTGGCGACCTGCGGCACCTGAAGGTGCTGGTCGAGTTGAGGCTGGCGACACCCGTTGAGGTTGACGGCGGCTTGCGCGTCAGCGTTCAGACCAAGACGGTGCCGGGCGGAGACACGGCCCGGCGCTATGTGGTCATCGAGGCGTAGGGAAGGAGAAGAGTGATGGAAATGAGCGAGATACCCGAGGACATCCTGGCAAAGGCTGAGACGGTCTATGACGTGCTGGAAACTACCAGCCCTCACTATCAGGGATCACAGGCGGAGCGGCTTGATATCAGGGTCATCGCCCGCGCGATCATGGAAGAGCGGGAGCGGTGCGCGAGGATCGCCGGTGAATACGGGACGCCAAATCGCTTCAGTGTTCCCGATGTTTGGCGAGACGAACAATCTCCGTCAGAGGTCTACGACATAGCGGCACAAGACGTTTCGCTCTGGATTGAAACCGCCATCCGCGACCTGGGAGGAAACGATGAGTGATCTGGTGGAGAGGCTGCTGGGCGTCTATCGCGTGCGAGATTCCGCGACGCTTTCCGTGGAGGCGACGCCGGACAACGAGAACTACTTTGTGCAGACATTTCGGACCACGCCTATCAAAGTCGAAGCTGCTCGCGAAATTGAACGCCTCCGGGCAGAGAATGACATAAACCGCGCTCATGCCGTCGAGCATTACGGATGGCTTGTCGAGGAACGCGAAAAGACTGCCCGCCTCCGAAAAGAGAATGAAGCCTTGCGCGGCAAGGTCGGGCGGCTCGAACGCCTCAACGAGTATCATCATAAGCGCGCCGAGTTCGCGGGGCGGCACGTTCTCGCCCTGAGAGAGGCGCTGAAGCCGTTCGCTGAAATGTGCGCCGATGTCGAAAGTTGCGCTGCCGAGTATCCGGCAGATCATCCAGCTTCAAACCCTGATGGATGGTTTACAGGATTCGAATGGGATGATCTCCTCCGCGCCCGAGCGCTTTACGAAGCAGGGGTCAAATGATCAACCCATGAACCACAACCGCGCTTGTTGTTCACCAAGTGGGGATCGGCGACACGCAAAGAAGGCGTGACTTCACCCTCCCGGCTCCGGCACCCAAAAGCATGGCGGCTTTCCGTAGGGCGTGATGAGCTTTCCCTTGCCACGCTCATCCCGGCAGAGATGGAATTGCCCATCGGGCGAAGTCCGCGCCGCATCAAAGGGGATGACAACCCCCTCCTTCTTGAGCCGCCATCCATCCGGCGTGCGCTCGATCTCGGTGCGCGGAACCGGGACAGGGAAGCAATCAACTTCCGAGCAGCATTCATATGGATACCAGCTATGCGCCCTTGCGTGGTAAGCACCCACGCCAAACAGGACAAAGAACACCACGAACAGAAAGAGAGCTGTGCGAAATGAACCGCGACACTCCGGGGGCGGTGGTCCAAAAGGCGTGCCGAACATAGGCGGCTCCTTATTTGGGGAGGGGAAGGCCCATTAGCTTGTAAGCAACGATTGTCAGACCGGAACCAATGCCCCCGCCGATGGTTGTTCGCATCCAGCCCGCGAGCTTTTCCATGCCGCGCCGCTCGTTTAGGTCGCGCTTAAACTCGGCAATCTCATCGCGCATTTCCCTGACATCTTCACGCAGGCGGGCAACCTCAGTTTTGGTTGCAATAGCAATGTCGCGCGTATCTTCACTCATTGCAAGACCCCTGAATCAAAGTCCTCTGGTAGCCCGACAAAGAAACGCCCACTTTTCTTGTGCTCAATCACCACGGCAACGGCTTCTTCAGGGTCAGCGGTATCCTCGCCATCGGCATCGAACATATCCGTAATGATGCCCGTGCCGCCATCGTCAAAAGTGGCCAAGCGAGCGTCGAGATTAATCGCTTCAACGTCTGGGGTTTTCATCGGCAATACCCCTTCCGCAGCGCATTGTTCTGCTTCATTTCCGCCCCCTGCAAATGCGCGCGGCCTCGTCGAGCCGCTCCCACTCGGTCGCGAGCGCATCCGGTGCGGCCCCGGCCCGAATAGCCGCTTCTATTTCCACCTCGATCACGCGGAGCTTTTCGGCGCTCGATGGTGTCGGGCAGGCGGGCGCAATGGTGCGCTGGGTTGCGAGCTTGGAGGCGTCGAACCCCGGTTCATGGACGGCCAGCGCCATCGGTCCTGGGCCGCTTGCGCAGCCGGTCAAGAACGTCAGCAGCGCCGCCGCGCTCAACAGAATTGTTTTTCGCCTGATCATCGGCGACTCCCGCGATTCCCCGGTTGAGATCAGCCGAGCCCTCGGCCCGGCCCTTGTCCTGAAGGTCGCGGTCGCGCCGCCAATCGGCGACGAGACGCGCGAGAAAATCGCCGAACCCCTTCAGGATCGCGGCGAGAAGGGCGCTCACTTGCCAGTGCCAGAGAAGCCCGCCCGCAGGGTTCCAAGGCCAAGCGCGGCAAGGACGTGGGTGAGCCAGTCAGACCCGACATCGACGCCCGGCACATCGATGCCGAGGCCCTTCTCGACGGCCACGACGAGCACGAGCACGGCGGCGATGATGTAGGTGCGGTAGCCCGCACCGAGCTGAAGAATTGCACTCATGGGTAACTCCTTTGGGTTGGTTATGCTTCGTTGGTCGAGACAGGCCCGCTCGCGGCAAGGCGAATGGGCCGAACATTCGCCGGAGGGGCGATGCGATAGAAACGCCGCACAGCGATGCAGCGAGCTTTGGCGATGCGGATAATGCTCACCGCGTTGCCTTGGTTGCCGCCGAGAACGTGGTAATGCGTGCCGTCATCGCCGACATAGATCCCGACATGCCCCCCGCCCCGTCGAACGAAAACGAGGACATCCCCCAGCGAGGCACGCGGCGAAGCTTGCCCCCAGCTTGCCCATGCGCGCGCCCACAGCGGCTGCACGCAGTCTGGCTTGCCGGCGCGCCGGGCCACGATGGCCATGAAAAGACCGCACCAAGGGATGGCATCAGCCGTGAAGACACGCGCGAGGTCGCCGCCCATTTCGCGTGCCCAGCCCATGATCTCCGGCGTATTGCCCGGCCCTGCGGTTTCCCGCGTGCCATGAAGGCGAAGCGCCTCCACAAGCATTTTGGGTCCGCCCTCGCGGGAAAGGTATTCGTATTTCCTTGGGAGCATCTCGCCGCCTCACCGAGTGTAGCTGATGTTGACCGCGCCAGCGTCGAATGTGTTCGCGCCAGTTGCCAAAATACGAATACGGTCGATCTCACCTGAAAGGGTTTTTATCCCCGCTCCGGTTATTATAGAGATTGTGCTGTGAACATTAGCGTGACTTTGCGTCCACTTGTTTCCGCTCATACGCCTAATTATTAATTGGCCGGAAGGAGACCTGGTTGCGTCACCAACAAATAACACAAAACCAGTCGTGCTATTAGCCGCTTGAATAGCGGCGCCAGCGAACACCAAGCCCGAGGTTGAAACGTATCCTGTAGCTTCTATGCCTCCGCTTGTTCCAAGCTGCACCAACAGATGATCTGTGCCGCTTAGTGAAACCCCGTCGAAAGCTACTACAATTTCGTTGAGGCCGGCCGGCAGACCTGTGAAATCGAACTGCGTGCCGCTGGTCGTGGCTTGCTGTGTCGCAAGCACGATATCGCCGGGCGGCGCCCACGCTCCGTCAGCCCTGAGAAAGTTTACCGTGCCGCCGCCAGAGGCTGGTGCGAGGCCGGCAGTCGCGCTCGATACATTCCCGATGATCGTGCGCAGCTCCGCGCCGGTGACGTCAATCGGCGGGCCAGTTCCCGCCCCTGCCGCTCGACCTTTGAGCGTGCCCTGCGCCATATTGGCCAGCTTGGAATTGGCAACCGAACCATTGTTGAGGTTCGCGCCGTCAATCGCGGCGCCACCCCCTAGAGCCACGATGGCGGCAAGTTGCACGGGTGTCAGATCGCCAGGTGGTCCAGGTCCTGCGCCGGCGGCCCGCCCCTTCACGGCGGCCTCTGCCATATCAACCAGGTCCGTGTCCGAAATCGAGCCCGGCGCTATAGAACCTGACGGGGATGTCGGGGCCGGACGTCCAGCGGTGTCGAACCCGAGAAGCTTACCCGCGCGCGCCGTCGCACTCGGAAGCAGCAAGTCTTCGGTTGCCGTCAGGGTGTCTAGATCGCCCACGCGCAAGCTGCGCGACAGCGCGTCAAGCAGGTACTGAGACATCATGGTCAGGCGATCAAGCGCAGTTTCGATCGTGCCTTCAAGAACAGTCTGCCCGTTCACAAAATCGACAAGCTGCTGGAACGCGGGTTTGCGCAGAAGCAGGACCACGGCCCCACTGGCCGGGGCGGTGCTGAACGTCACCGTGCCGCCCGCCGGATTTCCGGCACCGGTTACGGTGTAGCCGGTAGTCTGCAAAACCCCGTTCACCCCGACCAGGATGTCGTTGTTCAGAAAGAACAGCGAGGGAAACGCGAACGCGACAGACGTGCCGTCGCCCGTGTAGACATACTTGGCGGTCGAGGATGCCACGGTCACGGTCAGTTCCTTGTGTAATTAGAGTTGCCGGTTAGGACTTGCAGCAATTCGCGCATGCCATAGTAACTCTGGTACGGGACCACGGCAAGCGCTTGGTTGACGTCGCGCTTCGGCGGGTCGCGACCCGCCGCGAGGTCCGCCGCCACGCGACCCGCCGCGATGCCGCTATCCACCAGTCCGGCGGTCGGCCCGAGCAGCGCACCAAACGCGGCCGAGCTTTCCGACCCGCGCGTGCTTGTGACGCCGAGCCCGCCCGAGCCGCCCAGGGCCGCAATGGGCGATTTCACCGGGTTGAACCTATACTGGTAGCCGACCGCCCCTGTGACGCGCTCGGCGCGGTTGCTAAGGTCGAACAGCAGCGGAAAGAAGCCCGACCGGTCCAGCCCCTCGCCGATCAGCAGCGCCGGGTTTTTGGTCGTGTCCTCGACGTACTTCTTCCAGCGCTCCTGCCCGCCGCGCCACGCCGCCAGATAGGAGGTCAGCGCCCCGAGCGAGGTCATAACGACCAATCCGCCAATCAGGCGGCTATGGCTTTCCTGCAGGCCCCGGATCATAACGTTGCTGTGCGCGCCCATTGCGTAGCCCGAGAACTGCGTGAGCACCCTGCCGATCGGATGGTTTACAAACAGCGGCGCGTCGCCAGACTTGCGCAGGGAGATGATGCTGTTCACGTCGGTATTGACCGCAGCCCGGTACGTCCGCACCGCGTTCTCGGCGCGGGCGATTTCGGTTGCGCTGCCAGTCGCGTTCGCGGCGGCCAGCCAACGCTCGGTGTTGGCGACCCGGATGCCATCGACCGTCTGACCGTGCGCGGTGACGTACCGCGCGATGTCGGCCTGCGTCTGCTTGCCGATCCCAAGCATGCGCAGCAGCGCCTGCGGATCGCCGCGAACGAATGACCCGTCCTGCGGTTTGGCGTTCAGCACGGCTTCCAGTATTCGATGCTGCGATAACGTGGACGCGATGGCCTGCTGCGCGTCTGTAAACAGGTTCACGAAGTTCCATCGCGACGCGATGTTCGTGGCCTTCTGCATGACCCGCTCGACGCTCGTGACGCCGTTGATGAACGGATCGGCAATGTCGCCGTTCGCGACCTGCATGGCGTGGGTGACGCGCCCGGCGACCAAGCCTGACAGCTTCGCTTCCCGCAGCGACAGCTTCAGCCCTTCGCTGCCGGCGTTGAACGCCTGCGCCATCAGGTCCGGCATGTTGCGCATGTACGGTTCAAGCCCATGCACCATTGCGGGTCGGTAAAATTCGCCGATGTTCGCCAGCAGTATGCCGCCCATCAGCCGGATGTAGTTGAAGTGCATCAGCATCCGCGTGATCGCGCCGAAGTTCGAGTTGTTCACGCCCGCGTTGTGCGTGCCACGGATTTTGTCGCGCCCGACCTGAATGTCCTCAATCGCTGACGCCTCGTCCGCCGCGAGCAGCCGGTTTGCCTCGACCTTGGCCGCCGCGAGGTTCTGCTTCGGCCCGAACTTGTCGCGCCCGAGCACCGCATTGATGCCCGCGACACCCTTGGCCTGATCGACAGCGACGCGCATGTCGCTATATTCCTTAGCGACGACCGCAAGCTGGTCGGCCATGTCTGCACGCCCGAACCGTCGGGTCAGCTCGATCTCGCCTGCCATGGCGCGGGCATACCGGTTCGCGACCTCGCGCACGTCATCGACCAGCCAGCCACGCCCGGCCAGCAATTCGTCCGGCACCATGAACGTGCGATCCTTCAGCGGGCCGGTGCTGACCTTAGTGATGAACGACGGAATGTCCTCGCGCTGCTGCACCTTGCCGGTGATCGTGTCGTAAACATCTTTCGCGGCCTGCCGCCCGGCGGCTTCGAAGTCGTACCGCTCACCGCGCTCGATGCCAAGCGCTTTGCGCGCGCCCCACCGGTTGTCGAACCGACCTTCAACGTCTTCCAGCACCTTGCCGTACTGCGCCTCTTGCCGGGTCGCCCGCTCGGCGACCTGCTCGGGCGTCAACTTGGCCGCCCTCGCCTTCAGCTCCGCGGACTTCTCGCCGCGCCGGATGCTGCGCGCTGCGACCTGTTCGTTCACGGATTTCAACGTCGCCTCTAGCTCTGCGGCAAAGTCGCGCGCCGCCTCGACGGCGGTTTCGCGCCGCGACATGCGGTCGGCCAGATCTTCCAGCTTCGCGATCTGGCGCTCGTACTGCGCGATGACCGTCTTGGACTGGTCGATCTGCTTCGTGACGCGATCCGCCTCGCGCGTACCGGCACGGATCGCTGCCTGACCTTCCTGCCCCTGCGCCGCTGCACGGGCCGCCGCTTCCTGAAACGCTCGCTGCGGGTCCATCGCCTCGACATATTGCGCGCCGAGTTTGTTGGCGCGCTCCGCAGTCTTGGTTGCCTGCTCGCGCAGCTTCACGATCTGCTCGCGCACGCTGTCCGCCGCCTCGGCTGCGCGACCTTCCGGGTCACGGCGAATGTCGTTCAGCAGGTTCTTCGTGCGCTTGGCGAACGCCGCCAGTGAGCCGCTGACCTGATCTTCCAGTTCCTCGATGCGCTCCTGCAGACGCTCGCCGCGCGCAAGCTGTGCATCCGGGTTGCGCTCACGCAGGTTGCGCATTCTGGTCTTCAACTCGGCGGACTTTTCTAGGTACGCTTCCAGTTCCGGCCCGCCTTGCTGCCTCAGCTTTTCAATCTTGGCTTTAGCTTCTGCCCGTTCAGCCGGTGTTCTCGCTGCCCGCAACTCGCCGCGCAGGACTTTAAGGTCGCTTCGGGCGTCTACGTGCACGGGGTTCTGCTGGTCCAGCAGTTCGCCCTGCCGCTCGATCTCCGCCATGCGGGCGGCTCGCGCATCGCCTGTCTGCCGAAGGTCGTCCAGTCGCTGACGGTACAGCGCCCGCGAGGCCGTGACCTTGGCCGCGTCTTCGCTGTAGGCAACCCCCATGCGCTCGGCAAATTGCCGCCCGATCAAGTCCAGGAACTCGGGCTCGGACGCGAGCAGCCGATCCCGATTGTAAATACGGCTGAAGTAGCTGGCGGCCGTCTTTACGTCCAAGTCGCGCTCGTCGAGCAGGTACGTCCCGTCCGACCGCTTCATCTTCAGTGCGTCGTCGGTGAACGTGCCGAACAGCTTGCGGTACGCCTGCGCGGCCCGCGCGACGGCCGGGTTGTCCGACTGGTCGTTGTTGCGCATCGCTACGCCGACGGCCTTGTAGAAATCGTCCTCGCCCATTCGGACGCCGGCCTTGCGCATTTCCTTGTACGCCGCCTGCGCCTGTGTCGCGGCTTCGGCCTGCAGCGCTGTAACGCGGGTGCGAATGGCTGCCTCGACCGACACGCCCGTCGTCTCGCCTGCCGAGTGCATGGCGCGGTAGATGGTGTTCTCGTAAACTACGTTGCCGATCTGCCGAGCCGAAGCCGCGTACCGCTGCGTCGCGCGCAGGACCGGGTTGAACCGCCACGTCGTCTGCACCACTGCGCGGGCCGCCGCGCCCTGCACTTCCAGATCTGCGCGGCTACGTGGCGCGTCCACTGGATCGACAAAGAACGAACCTTCGGCGATGTCAGCACCGCCAGCAGCAGGACGCCCGGCGGCCAGTTGTTCAGGAACGAACTCATTCGGAACCTTTCCTGATTGAATGTCTGCGATGTTTTCCAGTGCCTTCTGCGCAGCGATGCGCTCGTTCTTGCCGAGCACTGCCGCGACACCTCCGCCAAGCAGCGACCCGAGCACTGCCGCCGCACCGATGTTGATCGCGCTTTCCGCCGCCGTGCGCGTCTCCTGCGTTGCCTGCAGAAACCCTTCGGTCGCGGCCTGCGTGGCGCCCGCGCTGACGCCGCCGAGAAGCATGGACCTGCCAATCGACCAGCCGCCCTTTGCGCCGCGCACAGCCACGGTGCCGGGGATCAGCGTCGGGGCGTCGAATACGCCCGCCGCGATCTGCGCGAATGTGCCGGCCCATCCGGAAGCGGCCAGGGTTTCGCGGTCCCGCTGCTCCATCTCGATTTGCGCCTTCACGGCGTCCGCGCGCCGGGCGTTCAGTACCCCGATAAAACTATCCTCGTAGCCTTGAAGGTTGTTGCTGCGCACGTACTCAACCGGATCGAACTGCCCGTCGTCATCGTTGTCCACGCCGAGGTCCTTGCGCGACAGCATGGATGCCACGGTGTTGTCCTGCCGGAACGCCGCAGCAAAGACCGAGCGTGACGCCAGTTCCTGCGCCCGCGCCAACGACGCTTCGGTATCGTAGCCGGCGGTCGTTTCGGCGAGCGGCGGTTTCGCATAGTTCGCGAACAGCGCCGCCGGCCCTGCCTGCTGATCCAACTCGTCGAATGTCTTGAACGTCATCGGACAACCCTCTCCTGCGCCTTGGCCTGCGCCGCCCGTTCGACGTCAATCAACTTCTGCTGGTCTTTGATGGCGGCTCGATCCGCGCGGAACCGCTCGGTTTCCTCGCGCAGCCGCTGTTCGGCTTCGCGGCGCTGCTTGCGCTGCGCCTGCTCGGGCGTCAATACCTGGTCGGCAAGGTACGGCGGCAGCGTGGCCGGCAACCCGAACTGGTCGATATACTCGACCGGACCCTTGGCGACCAGTTCCGCGTTGGCCTTGTTCTTGTCGGTCACGTACTGCTCGATGTCCGGAAAGAACGCCCCATCAAGGACCAGAAGCTGTTGCGTTTCATCTTTCGGCGTGACGACAATCTGGTACGGCACCGATCGGTAGCTCGTGCGCTGCTGCGGATTGCCGCTGTCGCTGCGCGTGACCTCGACGCCCTGCCGGCTGCGGAACACGGAACTCGTGCTTACCCCGTCGCGCTCGACCGGCATCAGCACAACCTGATCGGCTCCGACAACCACGCCGAGACGTTGCTGCACGATCTGCGTCGCCTGTTCACTGACCCACTTGTGTCCGTCTCGGGCGCCGGGCAGCGCCGGCAACCCGGCCTTGTCCGGCGGGTATCGCGTGATGACGCCGTTCTGCACGCTGAACTGCTCTTTCATCTTGGCGTCGGCGTACTTCATCGCCACGGCTGGATCGCGGTGGACCTCGAACCCCTCGCGCGCAAACTCGGCGTAGATCGAGCTGATCGCCGTGCGCTGCGGACCCTTCGGCATTTGCCCGCCGATCGTACCGAACCAGCTACCAGTCAGCCGACTTTCAACCTTCTCCTGCGTCAGGTAGTCCTTGCGGAACTTGTCCATCTGCTCGGACTTGACCGGGTTCAGCCGCTCGGGGTCGCGGTTCTCCTGGATCATGCGCTGCACGGCCTGCTCGGACGACAGCCCGAAATCCTGCGTCAAAAAGTCGTACCGCTGCGCCTGCTTCTGCAAGTCCGCACCGCCCTCGACGCCGGCCATCGCGTTCGGGTTCTGCCGCAGCATGTTGGATGCAGCGGTCAGCGCCGCCGTCATCTTCTGCGGGTCTTCGGAGATCATCGCGCCGCGCATTGCCGTGGCGAACTGCTGCGGCATGATGCCTGTGCGGTCGAACAGGACAGCCGCCGCCTCGGCGGGCGCTGCGCCCTGCTTGACCATGCTGTCGAACACCGCGCCGACGCCGCGCTTGTGCGAGCTGTCGTAAGGGTTTGCGACGCCGCGCCCGCCCTGCGCCAAGCCGATGCCGACGTTCAGGTCGGCGCTCGCTTCCTGCCGGTCCTTGATGATGCGCTCGGCACGCTGGATGTCGCTGATGTCGGTCAGCACGCCGGTTCGCCGCGCTGCTTCGTATGTCGCTTCGGGCGCCGGGCCTTCTTTCAACTGGACGTACACGCTGTTGCGCTGCGCGGCCAGTTGCGCCTGGTTCGCCGCGTCCGTCGCTTTTTGCTGTTCGGCCAGCGCGCTTTTCGCCGTTTCCAGCACCGCCGCGCTCTGCTGCGGCGTCAGCGCCTGAGCATATGCGGGAGCCGGCGCCCCCGCGCCCCTGCCGGAAACCACCATATCCGCTTCGGAGTTTCGCCGGGCGGCGTTCACCCCGTTGTTGTGAGACGCAAGATTGCGAACGGCCGCCGCGAGCCGCTGCGGGTCGCCTGACTGAGCCGCTACGGCCACCGAGTTCAGCGCGCCGCGCGATCCACCTGCGCGCTCGCCGGGGCCGTCCCACGCCCCTGCCCCGTAGTTATAGGACAGCGACACCATGACGGCCTGCGCCGCCGGGGACAGCTTCTCCCATGCGTCCTTGCCGATGGCCGCCACCGCAGCCGGCATGTACTCGTTCTTGACCCGACGGTCGAGGTCGCGTTCTGCGTCTTCGCGGCTGACGCTCATCCCTTGCTCGACGCGAACAACAGTCCCGTCGGCTTTGGTTATCGTGTCACTGCCGTAACCGATGCGCCAGGCGTTCACGTCCCAATACGGAGTTTCGCGAAAACCCTCTTTGCGCCGCAGCAGGTCTTTCATGCCGCCGAGGCCCGGCTGCATGTTGGCGGAAATGTAACCTTCCGGGTTCTGTTGCGCCTCGGCTTGCGCCGCCGTGAACGCCAGCGAATTGCGCAGCTCCTGCTTGCGGGCCTGCTTCTCGAGCGGCGTCAGCGTGGACTTGTCGATCAGATCTTCCTGATCTTTGACGAACTGTTCATAACTCGCTGGCTGCTGCTGCACCGCGACGCCGGCCTTGCGCTGTTCCTCGGTCAGGGTCAGCCGCGTGTTCGCATCCTGTTGCTGGTACTGATCCTGGAACGCTTGCGCGGTTCGGCGGTTCTGGAACGACTGCGCTTTGGCGGCGTACTCGGCCCGCTTGTCGGCGGGCAGGCTTTCCAGCCACTGCCCGAAGCGCCCGGCGGTCGCGTCGCGCGCCGTCATCCAATGCCCGTCTGCCGCGCCCTGCATCGTGCGCTGGCGCTCTTGGTAGTCGAGATTGTCCTGCTCCTGAAGCTGCAGGAATTGCTTCTCGTAGTCGAAGTCTTTCACGCGGTCGGCGTTCGCCTTGATTTTGGCCGCAAGCTGAAGCCCCGCGTCTGCCAGTCCCTGCGTGGCACGACCGATCTGGCCGCCGAAATCGTCGGCGTTGGCGCGGTCAACCTGCATGCGCGCGTTTGGCAGGTCTTCGCGGTTGCCCGCCGTCATCAAGTCAAGCGGAAGCCGTGCCATCTGTCACCCGTAAACCCGGCTCGCGCCGGTCAGAAGTGTGGTGCCCGCGTTGATGAACCCGGCGGTGCGGGAGTTTCGCGCGTTGGCCTCGCTCAAGGACGCCGAAGCGCGCAGTCCGCGCGCTCGCACGCTGCCCTCGTACAGTGCGGTCAGCCCTTCAAGCGCCCCCTGCGTTTCGACCACGTTCAGGATGTCCGCGACGCTGCCCTCTGTGTCGAAGCCACTCTGAAGCGATGCCGCTCGCGTGGCGGCGACCTTCTGCCGCGTGCGCGTCGCCTGCTCGGACGCTCGCGCCGCCGCGTTCTGGTTCTCCTGGTCGGCTTGCTGCCGCTGGACCTCGGCGTTGTATTTTGCCGCGTCAGACGCCGCCTGACCCTGTTGCAGCGCACCAAGCGTCCCGATCAGCGTCGAGCCGACAGTCAGCGCCGTGCCAAGCGAAAACCCCGATCCAGCCGTGGCGGCCGTCGCGCCCGCTGCGGCCGTGCCCGCACCGAACACACTGCCAATCGCCGAGGCGACACTCGAAACAACCGGGATAAGAAAGGCCATGTCACACCGTCCGTGCGTACATCACATAGTCAATTCCGTTCGCGAATTTGCGCATAAGGCCCTCCTTGTGAAACCCGAGCGCGCGCATCCAGCGGTGCCCTTCGGCGTGGTGCCGGTCAACATACGCTTCGACGCGCTCAAACTCAACCTGTAGAACTTCAAGTTGCCGGCGGATTTCGCGTGTCATCGCCAACATGGCCGGGCCGCTATCCGCGCCGATGAACCCCCACACCGCCGTTCGGCCTTGCCACATCGGCGTGTGGCCGCCGAGCGCGACGAGCTTCCCGTTCATCCTGACGCCCCACACCGGACCAGACTGGATGAGCCGAAACAGGTTATCCGGCGTGCACGGCGATTGACGGCGCTGCGCGGGCTGCGGCTCGAGCTCGAGCGCCATGGAGGGGCGAATGTCGCGCGTGATCTCAATTATTGATTTGCGCATCGCTGATCACCGCGACGAGAGTTGCCGGAAGCGGCATCGACTGTTCGTAGCAGACGTATCCATCGGTGTCATACCCGCCGGGGGACGTGAGCTTGTAGTCTCCGGAAAACAGGGCCGGCGGTGTGCCGACCGGCGCTGCCGGGTTCAGCGTCTTGATGTCGTCCATGCGCTCGAAACTCGGGCCGGCCCGCCCGCCAATGGTCGATTGCAGCCGCAGCTTCACTTCTCCAATGGCTTTGCGCGCGGCCTGCGCCGTACCGATGCCGCCGCTCACTTCCATCCGCATCGTCTGCATGCGGCTCACGAACCGGTAGCCAACGTGCGCCAGCGTAACGGTTCGGTCGAGCGTAATCTGCCCGCCCGTCACGACGCGGTCTGGATGGTTCGCCCCGTTCGCGCAGATGCTGACAGTCTTGCCTTCCATGTGGCCGAGCCCGGTGATCGTCGCGGTCGCGGTGCCGCGATATGTCACGCTGCAATCGACGTGCACCGCCTCCGCCGCGCCCTTCTTCACAAGCCGGTAATCGGTCATGTACTCGATCGAGCGCTGCGTCGCGCCGTTGACGGTGCGCCGGACGATGAACCAAGCGTCGTCAGTCCTGCCGTCGGGCGACGGTATCGACTGAACCGCCTCGACAACCGCGTCCCCGCCGAAGTATTGCGGTGCCCACGCAATGACGCCGCGCTCGCGGTTCAGTACCAGCGCAGCCGTTGTGCCGTCGGAAAGTACGCACCACACAATGCTGTCGCGCTGCTGCTGGTACGCCCAATCCACGATCTCGCGCTGCTCTTGCTCGGTATCCCCTGTGATTTCCGAGCCGTCGAAGATATGCTCCGACAGCACCGTCAGGTCTTCGGCTTTATACCGGTCAATCTCGAACGAGAACCGGGTGTCGCGGATGCGGTGGCCTGCGCGCTCGACAAACAGGATACTCTCCCCGACCTTCAACGGGCGCAGCAGCCGCGCGCCGTAATCGGTCTGCGGGTCGGACTGGACGTTATCGGCGGCGAACACGGTCTGCGTCGTCTGTTCGCGTAGCGCAATCTCGCTTTCAGCCGACCCCATCAGCAGCGCTTTCGACGGCGCGGTCCACCGAATGTCGCCGAGCCTGTCCGCCGCCAGCGTCAGGATCATGGCGGTCTCTTTTGTGACAAGCCCGGCGTCGCGCCGCGAGAAGTTGCTAAAATCACCGACCACGGACAGGAACGCAGTTCGGTTTCGCGTGTAGACAAGCCGTTCTTTGAAAAACGCGATCGTCGTCGGCCAGCCGTAAACAGATGAAAAGTGACTGTGCGACCAGCGGTTTGTCGGGCTGTTGACCGTCTGCAGCGGAAGCTGCGATACGACATCCGCAGTGCACGACACACCGCCTGACGCAACGGCGGTTATCCGCGCCCACCCATACCCCGAGTGCAGATATCGCCAGGTTATTGCGCCGTCGAATGCGTCGCCTTCAGTATGAACCGGCACGTACCGTTGAATGGTGCTGCCGCTTGGAACTGTGTACGAGTTCTGCGCTTCGTACACGTTGCCCGCGTTTCGGATCTGGTTGCCTGCGCTGATAGCCGTGCCAACGCCGGTCTGGTACGGCGGCAACGTGCTCGGGTTCTGGCTT